ATTTTCTGCAACCATGCTTTGCCCAGCGAATACATACCAAAGTATATTATCGTCAGACCTTACTTCTCTAAAACCTACATCCGCTAAACTTACAGTTCCGTTAGTCCATGCCCCCGGATTGTCTCGATCTGTGCGAGAAGGATTACGAGCCCAAGGACCAGGATATGATACTCCCCTATAATGTATCGTTCCCAATCCAAAGGTAAAAAGTTTTGTTCTAACGTTTGTACTTAAAGAAACAACTGTAGGATTATGTATTCCTGTATTTGGATTTATAGCATTAACTTTTTTCCAGCTATGCCATGTTCTAATATAATCCCAGGGGCCCTGATAATTTGGAAAAGATCCTGCATAAATTGGAACATTAAAATGGATATTACAATCTTTCGCCCAGCCCTGAGTATTCCCCGCTGCAGTACCTGCGGTATGGGTTGCATGAAATCCGACATAACTATAATTATATGGTGAGGTTTCTTGAGGTGTAACTGTTGGGGGCGAACCAAGACCGTATCCATACCAATTGGTTTCTATAGTTCTATATCCGCCTGTCCCATCAGCGTTTTTAGCAAATTCTGCGTGATTTTTCTTAATAGTTGATTCAGCCATAACCAAATCTACATTTTTTCCCGAAAAAGGTCTGGTTACAGTAGCGGAAACCGAAGAAAAACTATCTAAAGAACTGTTTATTGTTTCTGAGGTTGAATAAAGAAGCCCCCAATTTTTATCCGTCGTTGAAGGCGGCAGCTGCGGACTAAAAGTATTGGTTTGTGACCAAGAATAACTCCTAACTGTAAGAGGATTATGGTCAACAGGAATATCCACATCTAAAACTCTTGGATCCTGTCTGATTAAACGAGCTTCTTCTTCTGTAAGTAAATAGTGAGTATTTCGACTTATGGGTCTACGATTAACTAAATCCACTGCCCGATCAGGAATATATAGGTTACCACCCGGTGTTTCCATATCCTCATAGAAACTATCTAGGTGTTCGTAACTATGTAGAGTTACTATATATTCTTTTAAATTTTTGTCAGACATTTTTAAAATCCAGGATATCTAAATCTAATTGTTCTTACGTTAGGTATTGACGTAATAGTTGCGGTATGTGAAGTATTATCTAAAGGACTGAAAATATTACCAGTGTAATTTACACTTAGGTGTTTCCCTTTAGATAATCCATGCTGCTCGGGGAATGTTACTGTCACAGCACCTCGATAAAAAGAATAGGTTCCTTTTAACTGTGCAGTAGGAAGACCGGCGCTAACTACACAATTAACACTATAATTTACACCTGGTTCTATTATATCAAATCCAGTAATAGTACCGAATCTATTTACACTATTAACTTTAACTGTTGCCAAAACTCCTGTAGCATCAGTTACTGTTATTGGGTGTCCTTTACTATACCCCACCCCTCCGTCTATAATATCAATTTTACTTAGTATAGAATATACCTTAGCACTAAGTGGAGCTACAGAATAATTTTCGTTACTTAATAGAATTGTTTTAGTTGCCTCAATTTCTTCATCTCTTAAAAACTCTCCGAATAAACTTGTTGAATCTAAAACTAATTCATAAACCTCATATCCTCGTAAATCTATTTTAATTACCTTACTAACTATTGCTCTTGCTTTAGAAGTCTTCCCTATAATTTCAGTATCTTCAAAACCAAAAATATTTTGTGTTGGATTTGTTTGCTGAACTCTTAGAACAAATCGTTTAGTCCATTTTCCTGTGGAAGGCTTTAGCACCACCTCGTATGGATAGAAGAAACTAATAGATTCTTTATATAAAATGTTGAATAGCATTTCATATGCTGGCTCTGTTCCTTTTTTGCTGTAGATTTCTCTTATTTTCTTTACTAAAAATCTATTATTTGATATGCTTGATTGTGGTATGTCATATGCATAATTTTTAATAAATTTGGTTATTAAATCACTTGAGGTTTTATCTATATCCGAATACTTAGTTATATCCTGCAGAACTTCTTGAGCTTCATTATTCTGTTCTAAAAATTCATAATATGCTTTTAAAAATGTTACAAACATAGAATAGTCTGTTTGTATAAAATCCGGAAGTTGTTCTTCTATTAAAAGCGATAATCTATTTTGTACTCGTTTAAAAGGATTTTCGGCACCGTCTCCTTGATGCACCGTATAAATTAAGGGATCCTTCGCTTCACCTATATTGATGAAACTTTCAGGTATATAAAATTCTCCCTTTCTATTGTAGAAAGTTAGTACTCTATAAATTCCCTTACCGCCTCTATCTAGATCTTCTTGAATTGCCTCCCCTCTGGTTGTATAAAGAGGGTAAAACCACCCTTCTCTATATCCCGCAAAAGTATCAGGCTTAGATACACCCAATATTTTTAAAGGGCCCAAAAGATCTTTTGTATCGAAAACTTTAATTACCATTTTACGTAGTAATGTTTATTGTTAATCCTGCAGCACGTTTAATTAAAACATTCGAGATGCTGTCATCAATAACTAATATTAAATCCTTAGAAGATGTAATATCTAAATCCTGTATTTTAGATGATATTCTAATATCTGTTGCATTTTCATAAAATCCTGCAGGTACTAAAGAAGGAATAGAAACCGTGCCGGCGGAATAATTTACTGTGCCTATATTTGAAACTAATAAACCATCATTAATTAAATCATATAAATTAACAGTCCCAGTATCCTGAGATGTTAATACATCCTTCATATAAACAGAGAATATGGTTTCATTTATTTTATAATAAAATCCTGTGTATATCCATTATTACCATTTACTATGGGGTTGATTCTTTTTTGGACTCTAAAGGAACTTAAATTTCCTATGATTGAATTATCTAAAGCATCTATTTGTTTAGATAACTTAGAATATATAAAGGGCTTATTAAACTTTTGTAGTTCAAATCTAAAATACTCCTGCACAGTATTCCTGGTCAAAGATTCTAATTCTGAAATTGTATATCTAGAATTTTTAGCGTCAAATTTAACCTTAATATCTAAAGTAATATAGAGATAATTAGGATCCACAAATTCTGGAACAATTGACATTACCTTGCGATCTAAAAGAATCTCATTAGATATTTTGTCTTTTAATTCCTGATTAATAGTATATCCTGAATATGGTTTTAATGAAATTATGACCTTACCATATTTAGGCGGATCATTTTCTTCTCCACCCCAAACAGATACGGATTCCACTAAAGGATAATTTGCCTCTATTACTGACTTATAATCATTTGCAGTGACTGCTCTATTAAATGATGATAAGAATCTAGGAGCCTTAAATTTAATTTCGTCTAAGGTATCAGGCTCATCTCCGCCCGTAGAATTTTCAGTCGCAATAATCGGAGAGGATACTCTTAGGTTATTTACTACAGTAGATATATTGAATATTTGTTCGATTTCGCTTGATACGTTGCAAACCGAACCATTGCTAACTAAATATTCTATCTTTACCAAATTACCTGATATTAATTTTTTACCTAGTACACCGTCACCGAAAAAGATTTCATAATTTCCGGTTGGATTTTCTTCTAAGAAGTATACTAAAGATTCTCCCGTTAAACCATCTAAGTTTCCTGCCCTGGTATAAACCGTTTGCGTAGTATCAGAGTAAGAGTTTTGTACTGTTATTCTTATAGTTGTGGTATCAATATTTAAGTTAGGAATTGCATATTTTTCGCCTGGTCCAGATACATCTACTCTATAAGTATAACTTAGAGGTTCTCCTTCTACTATAGTTACATCATTAAAAATATATCTACCCTCAGTTGGTCTTACTGTAACAGAATCTAAATTAGAAAAGGCAAATAACACACCATCTACAGTAGTAGTGAATGCTGAAAATTTTGGTAGTGTAAGTGTAGCAGGACTTCCTTGGGGAGTATCCGCAACAAAAGAGATTTTTGCTCTTGCACTTCTGTAAGATATTGGAGTATATCCTAGATGTTTTGCGATTGAAACTGCAGATTCTCTTTTGCTTGCAGAATCTAAAAACATCTCATTTGCAACCATATTGGCAAGGTATGCGTTATAATATGTGTTATAAGATAAAATATCTAAAAGAATAGACAGACTGGATGCTTCAAAATCATAATCTTTAAAAATAAGATTATTATTCTTATCTCTATAATTTGTTAAGAATTGTTTTAGATTGATTTTGATCTCATCAAAATCTAATTCCGAAATTCTATAGTTTGCCATTTATCTTACTCTACTTAGTAATGTGGATATCGTTATAGGAGTATCCGTATTTTTTAAGGTGAATACTATAGTCACAGTTAAATCATTATCATCTAAATTTTCAGTTATTTTTATATCGACTAATCTAACTCTTGGTTCATATTTTTCTATAGTTTCACGTATTGTTCGTTCCATTGCAATTTTTACTGCAGACGTAAAATTCTCAAACATCAATGCAGTAACTTGTGTGCCTATTTCTGGTCTAAAAGGTCTCTCAAAATTTTTAGTTAGAATGAGATGTTTTACCGCAGTTTTAACTGCTTCCTCATCCGTTTTTAGATAAAGATCTTTGGTGAAAGGGTTCACCTTAAAAGAAAGATCTAAATCTACAAACTTTTTAGTTGCTCTAGAAGTGGCCATATTAGATATTTATTGGGGTAAAATATTCTTAAACATCAACAGGAAGACCTACAAGTATTGGGCGATCATCTTGCCATGTCTGCACTGGAGGTTTTGAAGACTCAATAATTTTTCCATTTTCATCCAATAATAACGCAATATGAATCCATGCAGTTCTTGGATCTGCACTACCTGGATATAATTTATACTCAAAAAGAAGTTGTCTATAAGGTATATTGCTTAGACACCAGTGCGCAACAGAAAGATGATCTTGCAAAGAAAGATTATTAACTTGTATGTCGACTGCTGCAGCTAATCCATGGTCGCTCATACCAACAGATTTTCCGTTTTCGTCTAAAATATTAACATCTCGAAACCAACTGGTAATTTTTAACCTTGGATACCTTTTAAGTAATGGTTCGAGACAATTTTCTGCAATTTGCATTGCATTACAAACAATTTGCTTTTCCGACAATCCTCGTTGTGCTTGTACTTTTTGAGGAGCCCAGTCCCCAGTTAACATATGTTCTATTGTGAAATTTTTTGATAGTTTAAATGATCTAGGAAACATTCTTCCAAACTGATTACAAACATCACATGATACGCGGGTACTAGGTTGTGTAGAACGATAAGATTTTCCTTGTGGTGGTAATTCCCAGCGCACTTTAAGAAATTTAGATGTCTCACCTGTTGCTTCTCTATTTCGTCTCCATTCATCCCCCTCTTCTTCCCCTGCATCAAATAATAAATCTTCCTGAAAAAAACTTGTTCTTTCTAAAACAGGAACTGAAGATCTAACGGGATTTCTTAATTCCGGAGGATCAAATGCTCGAATAACCAAATCTTTAACAAAGTTTGCTCCCATCTGCGTCTTAACTAGTATTGCATCCATTAATAAGTTAATGGATGCCTTTATGCTAATTGTACCTGTTGCCTGCAGAGACAAATTATTTTTGGAGTTTATGTTTATATCGCTTCCTGCCTGCAAATTAATAGCTCCATCCGAAACTATATTAACTCCATCTTTTCCTGATAACACCAAATTTTTTCCAGAAACAGCTAAGTTTCTAGCAGCTTGAACTACCGCATCTCTGTGACCTGTTACAGATACGTCTCCATCAACCTCAATGACGGCATTATCTTTTACATAAATTGAAGTTTTGCCTTCTACAGTTAAATTATTCGCACCTTTAACATATACAAAATTATTACGATCTAAAACTTCATAGTTATCGCCTAATACTTTTCTTACCATAGTGCCGTTTACATCTATTTCTATATAGGTACCTTTTTTATGAAATATGTGTATTCTTT